AGCTGATTATTGACCTTGCGCTTTGTGCTGATGACTACGGGGCGCATTCCGGCTTTTTCGCACTCGCCAATCCCGTTGATAACTTCCAGCCTGGACAACGGTGGGACTTCCTTTTCCACCTGTAAGCTAGACACGGCTTCGGGAACGGTAGTGCTGGCGGTTTGCAGCGATGCACAGCCGCTAAGCATAATGACTGCAAAGCAAAGCATTTTCATTTTGCCACCTGTATCAAGGTTTCGCCCTGTTGCTGGCGAGCGCGGTTGAAGATCACGGTTATGTCGGTGTGTGAGGCTTTGGTAGGAGTGAAATGCCCGTCAAGGATGTAGAGATTTCTCTCCCGTAAATATTGAATGCAGCCTTTGCGTTTTTCATCGTATCGACGCGGATCGTGTGGCTTCCAATTCGATACGTCTATCAGATCGGGCTGCAATGCGTCGTAAGTCATCATCCAGTTGATTGCGTCAGCTATTCTCATCGTCATCCTCCGGTAAAAACCTGCGGCGTGCAGGGTTGTTTTGCCAAAAGTAAAGATTGAATCTAAAACTGCGACGCTGCTCTGCTGTGATGGTGTTGGTAAAGTAGTTTGGTGAATCGTCATACATGGATTTAATCAATTGCTTTTTGAACCGTTCGCCATCCATGCCGATCATTTCAACATAATGCTGTGCGCCATCCATTAAAAACATCATTGCATCGATGGCTTTGTCTTGCGCTACGTCTACCTTATGCCGCTCCGGGCCTTTGCGTTTGACCGGCTTTAGGCAGGCATCAAGTACCGCAAGGCTTACGACATTGGCAAGCAATTGTCTGCAAGCTGCTGTTTGCGCTTCTTCATCCATTGTCGTTTTCTTTCACAAAGATGCCGTCAACCATCTTTCCTTTGCGGTAACGGATTTCCTGCCACACAAGATCGAGGCATTCTTCGACTGGCATATCAATCTGCGCGGCAATGATGGTCAACACGACCATAATGTCGCCAATTGAATCAACGATGCGATCTATGTCTTTGCGAGCAACGCCAGCAGCAAGTTCGCCGGATTCCTCAAGCAGCTTGACCACTTGCGCTTGCAGGGTGCTACCTTTGACGAGGTTGCGATCATTTGCCCATTCACGAATTTTTCCAAAATAATCGTAGTCCATTGTTGTTCCTCAAATTGGTGGGGTACTCACTATGCTGACTGCGCTCGGCCGCGTAGTCGCAACCCCATGCCAGCAGCAGCTTTCCCCCGTTGACTAGAAAGGGATGTCGTTATCTAAGTCCGACATATCGCCAGCTTTCTTTTGTTTGGGCTGGTCTTTGTTTTTGTGCTGCATACTGCAAGACATGAACTTGCCTTTAGCGCCCTCTTTAATCCATGCACTAACCCACACAGGTTCGCCGTTCATGTCCAAACCATCGCCCCTGTAATCAGGGTGATTGTCGGTTTCTTTCTTGGCGTTCTTGAACAGCGTGAAGCTGCCAGGTTTCGGTATGTAAGCCATTATTTCTTCCTTATGTTGTCAATCATTTCATTTACTTCGGACAGGAACTGCTTTACTGCTGCTTCAATCTCCGCAATGCGTTTTTCATCGCGGTCGAATCGGTGAACAAACAATTGCAAATCTTCAGGCAATCGCGGATCGTAGGATACAAAGTCGCACCATTCCCGACCGGTGCAAGCCATTTGCCACAGCATCTGATTTTCGTACTGGCGAGGTTGTTTTTTGTCGATCAGCGTTTGCAGGTGCGTAGCCGTCTTGGGGCACTTGATTTCCACTAAGCCATTAGTCGATACCAACCCATCCGGCGAAGCTGCGCCACGCTCAATCGTCGGATGCAGAACGATTCCGATTTCGTCCACCGTCCAATCGCAAGCGAGTTCGTACTCGACGCGGGCAAACTTTTCTTGGTCAGTTCCCCATTGCATTGCAGCATTGGTGAAGCCGGATTCTTGCGGTTGCCCTGTCAGAATCTCAGCCACAATTTGCGCCCTGTAATCCCGATAAGCTGCTGTGGTCTTGGATGCCATAACATCGCTGATCCTGCTGGCTGTCACTTTACCGGCACGCGCTGCAAGCCATTCGGGACTGCCCTGCGGCATTGACAAAACTTTCATGCTTCCTCCAAGTGCGTTTTGCGCGTGTTCTTGGCAGCAACAATTTTTGCCATTGCATCCGTGTCGCCGACTTCCTTGGCTTCCTTGTAGGCAAGCGTGTAGGCGGTTTTCAGCGCATCCGCAGCTTGAGATGTGGCGATAGCGTGCAAATGCGTCTCAAGCGTTTCTAAGCGTTTCTGAGGGGCATCCTTGCCGTTAGTCGCATCCAGCACATCATGCTCGACGATCTCCATCGCCGTGACCCACAGATAGCGGCGCTGATAAGTCTCGACTGCCCCGATATTTTGGACTTCGTGGCATCCCTTGAGGGCGGCTGACCCCATAGGCGAGGTGATTTCAAGCTGCGATCCGTCCTCGGTGTCGATGATAGTCAGGCGAGCAATGTCGGCGGTGTAACTGACTACCCCGCACAGCTTGAGGTTGTGAAAGATTTCTTGCACCGTTGGCAGGAAGTCGCCTAGCTCGAAATACTTGTAACCGGCAAACTTGTTTTCGCCTGATTTGTTCAGCTTTGTGGCTTGCAAGAACAGTCGTGCCTGCATCAGTTTTGTGTAGACGCTCATGCTAGTACCCCCGTAACGATCAGTAAAAAAATGATGGTGAAGCCAATTGCTACTGCGCGGTCGCCGTTCATGATTCAATTGCCGTTGTGGTTTCGGCACGCGCCCAATGGATGCCTTCGTGTTTGCACGTTCCCCAAGGAGCGCGTTCGATGTTGCAGAAGGTCGGCAGCACACTCCCGCTGATGGGCGAGAATTCCGGCTTGCGTGTGCATTCGGATGCCTCGATGTTGTCGGCGTTTTTCTTGTAGTGCTTACAGTCTTTGCAGAGGTTCATGGTGTCTCCTGTTGTTGTCAATTAGCGGGGGCTTGCGCCCCCATTTGGTCTTAGAAGTTGTAGTCGTAAAATTTAACCGGCTCATCGGAAAGCTGATATTTACGACCGTTTGCGTCTTTCCATCCTTGTTTGCCAAGGCGAATGCGAACAACGCGGTTTTGTTCGTTGCTGGTGATAAACCAGTTTTGATCGCGCTGGTTCATGCAGATGCCGGAGAAGCCGCCGACAACCCAGTCCAGCTTGACCGACTCGTCGCGCTCGGCATCCATTGCGCGGATTTCAAGAGTTTTGTCGCTGATGACGCGAACAACTTCAAACGGGTTGATATCGCTGTATCCGATGTGGTTTGCGTAGTTCATTTGTGTCTCCTTTGTTGTTGTCAATCAAGTGCTACAGGACGGACTTTACTTACCTAATTGCACATTGTCAACACTTGTTGCAAAGGAAAATTGTAAAGTAATGTTAACTAATGCAACGCCGCTTGACAAGATAGCTTTGCACAGGATACGATACTTTGCAAGTTAACTTACAGGAGGCAGCATGAAAGTTCAGCAGGCAGAGCAGCATTTAGGCAATCGCAGGAAACTGGCAGAGGCATTGGGCATTACGAGTCAGGCAGTCAGCCAATGGGCAAAGCGGGGGCAGATTCCCGAGGGCGTGGCATACAAGCTCCAAGTCATCACAAACGGGGCGCTGATGGTCAATCCTGTGGATTACATCCCCGTCGAGCAGATGGTGGCTGAGATCGTCCCGCAGCAGTAGTTGACAAGGTGGCTTGACTATGCCATTCTATCCCTGTCCGAGAGAAAGATCGGGCCACGCCGGAAGCGTGAAATGACATTACGAATGAACCCATCTACGCATGGGCTTCGTCGTTCGAGAGCCTTGTAATGTCAGCTCACTTCCGTCGAGGTCTGAAGCCCAGCCGTAGGTGGGTTTTTCTTTTGGGCTACACCATGCTGGGCAATGAGAGCAACAGCGGCATGAGTGGAAAGCGCAACTGGTGGCTAAGGTCTGAAACAGCGCATAGAAGGGCGGCGAAGTTAGCACCCTTGACCGAAAGGCTGACGCGTGTCGCGGCTCCGGAGAGCAGCTACTAAAGGGCGCACAGGCTAAGGCTACGTGCGCTCACCAAAGAGCAGATACTACTAAGAGATGCTATGAACCTAATAGAATTCGGTGACTGTAGAGCAACGATGCGAGAGTGGGCGCGTCAAGGCGTGAAGGCGCAAACGTGTGTTACATCGCCGCCTTACTACGGACTTCGTGACTACGGGCATGAAGGTCAGATCGGGCTAGAGGAAACGCCGGAACAATACATCGCTGCAATGGTTGAAGTATTTCGATGTGTGTGGGATGTGCTGGAAGATAACGGGACTTTGTGGCTAAACATTGGTGATAGCTACTACAACTACAGACCCGGCAAAGGTCAAGCCTTGGTTAAACAGTCAGTTGCCAACAACGATCAAGACTTACCGCAAACGTGTGCAAGGCGTGGCAACAAGCTAGACGGATTGAAGGAAAAAGATTTAATTGGCATTCCTTGGATGCTGGCTTTTGCATTACGCGCTGATGGTTGGTATCTGCGGCAAGACATAATTTGGCACAAACCGAACCCTATGCCTGAGAGCGTGCAGGATCGTTGCACAAAAGCGCATGAATACATTTTCCTGTTGAGCAAGTCGCAGAAGTATTACTACGACATTGATGCGATCAAGGAAGAAGCGCATACAACCGATGCAAGTGACCGTAACCGTGACGAATCAAGACTAAACAACACACCCGACAGAACAAGAATGGCAGCTTTGACTACAAACCATTACGAAACAAAAAACAAACGCAGCGTATGGATTGTTACTACCAAGCCTTACGAGGGTGCTCATTTTGCGGTATTTCCGCAAGACCTGATAGAACCTTGCATCCTTGCTGGTGCGCCTATTGGTGGTGTTGTTCTTGATCCGTTCATGGGTAGCGGAACGACTGCACAGGTAGCACAACACTTGGGGCGCAAGTATCTTGGATGCGAATTAAATCCAGCTTATGCCGAACTACAAAAAAAACGACTCCAACAACCATCCTTTGAGTTTGCTTAAGGAAAATTATGACTGACAAAGAGATCATGCTGCAATACTTGTTACTGAAAGTTCGGCAAGAAGATTGGCATGGTGTAGCAGATGCAGCGATGGACATTCGTGAAATGGAGGCAAAAAAATGTTCGACGAGTTCTATTCCAAGTACCCCAAAAAAGTAGCTCGCAAAGATGCAGTCAAAG